TGCAGATGTTCGTAAGACCTTCAAGCAGATGCAACTTCTGCTTGCTGAAAAAAAGATACAGAATAAAGCAAAGAATGATTTCTTGTCTTTTGTCAAATGTGTGTGGCCCGACTTTGTAGAGGGGTCCCACCACAGACACATCGCAGATAAGTTTAATAAATTAGCAACGGGTGAAATAAACCGATTAATCATTAATATGCCTCCTAGGCATACAAAATCAGAATTTGCATCATACTTGCTACCAGCATGGATGGTGGGCCGAGATCCAAAGCTCAAGATCATACAGGCAACGCACACGGCAGAGCTCGCGATAAGATTCGGACGTAAGGCCAAGAATCTTATCGACAGAGAAGATTACGGTAAAATTTTTCAAACAAGATTACAGGAGGATTCAAAAGCAGCGGGACGTTGGGAGACAGAACAGGGTGGCGAATATTTCGCGGCTGGTGTTGGTGGTGCGATAACAGGTAGAGGAGCGGACCTATTGATCATTGACGATCCGCACTCGGAACAAGATGCGCTATCTCCTACGGCGATGGAGTCTGCGTACGAGTGGTACACATCAGGACCACGTCAGCGTCTACAACCAGGCGGCAAGATAGTATTGGTCATGACCCGTTGGACCACAAAAGATCTGACAGGTATGTTGGTCAAGAACCAATCGGAACCCAAGGCTGATCAGTGGCACGTGGTCGAGTTTCCAGCAATCATGGACCATGGATCAAAAAACCAGAAACCTGTGTGGCCCGAGTATTGGAAGCTGGATGAGTTAGAGAAGGTGCAAGCAACACTGCCCACGGGCAAGTGGAACGCGCAGTGGATGCAGAACCCTACAGCAGAGGAGGGAGCTATTCTAAAACGTGAGTGGTGGAGGACCTACGAGGGCGAGGAGATACCAAAATTACATCACGTGATACAATCTTACGACACAGCATTTTTAAAAAAGGAGACAGCTGATTACAGTGCGATAACGACATGGGGTGTGTTCTATCCCGACGAGGACTCGGGTGCTAATCTGATATTGGTCGATGCCGTCAAGGGCAGATACGAGTTTCCAGAACTTCGACGTCTGGCACAGGAACAATACGAGTATTGGAAACCTGAGACTGTTATTGTAGAAAGTAAGGCCAGTGGTCTGCCACTGACATACGAGCTGAGAAAGATGAATATACCGGTCACGAACTTTACCCCATCAAAAGGCAACGACAAGCATGCCCGTGTCAATTCTGTTGCACCTCTGTTTGAATCTGGTATGATATGGGCTCCGGAACAAAAGTTTGCGGATGAAGTCATCGAGGAGTGCGCAGCGTTCCCCTATGGCGATCATGATGACCTTGTCGATTCTACCACACAGGCTCTCATGCGATTTAGACAAGGTGGCTTCTTACAACACCCAGAGGACTATGTTGATGAGGAGACCATACAACGTAAGCGAGTATATTATTAATGGATGATATAATAAAATTATTACAACAACTAATGTCTCAAAAACCCAGACCAAAGGGTGGTATTGCAGATACGGCGGAGGGTGTGGAGTTTTTAGGTAAGACATTATCCAAAGAACAATTGGGCAATCTCATGATTGTAAACTCTAGATTAACAGATGCCAGCAGATTCGAACCATTCTCTATCGGTAATGTGGGTAGGGATAAGAGATTTACACTTATATCTGATTATGAAAAAGATCTCTCAAATGAATTTAACAGGACCATAGAATTTTTAAGAGCGAACCCTGACATAAGACTATCACAGACACAGAAGGATAATATCTTCTATAATCTTGGCATATTTAGGAGATTAACAGAAGAAAAGAATAAATTAGAGAAAAGCATTATCGAGGACGGCAAAAAACCAAGCAATGTTTTAGATATGGAAGGAACTGTTTTGGATCCAAAACAACCAATTATAGGTGGGAAACAAGATCCTATTACAACGTTTAGATTAAACGTGGATAAATTTAAGGAAGACTTTAATGTTCCTGATGAGGAGATAGAAAAAATACTCGCACTTCCCGCAGAAGAACAACAAAAAGTATTGCAAGATTATATTAATAAAGATTTTAAAGAACGAATTGAACTTTCTGATTTTGATGTTACAGACAAAGAACCAAACGCACAAGGGGGCATAGTTGGCTTACGTATATGATTATATAAATAACACGTTGATTGATGACGAGGACAAAAGTCTTGGTAATAAACTTGGACTAATGGATGGTGGAAGAATAGAATTAGATAATGGTGGAGATGCTTTTAGATTAAAAGCATTACAAGCTGACTACGATAAATTTGGCAAAAAAAAATTAGACAAAGCAGCAAGAGTTTTAGGTTTTAAAGACTACGCTTCTATGTCTGGTCAAGAAAACAATAATTTTAGAAGAAAAATAAAAAACGAATTAACAAAATATGGTGAAGTGCTTCCTAGATATGAAGCGGATGTTAGAGGTAGAAGAACTAGAATTCCAAAAGAACAGGTTATTCAAATAAAACTATTAGAAGAAACAAATAATAAAAAATTTTTTGACCCTAAAAAATTTGCAAAAGAAAATAAAATTTCAATGGATGTTTTAAAAAAACAAGCAGCTTTACTACAGAAAAATATTTATAATAAAAGAATGAAAGTGGCTGGTAAAGATATGAGGTTTCAATTAGATTGGATACCTGATAACCCAACTTTTTCAGACAATACCTTAAATAAGTTATGGAAATCTAAATTAATTAAATATGATAAAAACAAAATTGATGAGTTATTTTATCAAGCATTTGGCAATCCTAAATCAAACACGTATCAACCTAAAAAATTTTTAGCTATTAAAAAAAATTTAAACGAGTACAGACAATTAAGAGATGCTATTAATAAAAGATATCCAAAAATTAATTTTGAATTAGATCATCCATTATCTAAATCAACTTTAAATAATATTTTTAATGCAACTACAGATCAATTAACTAGAGTAAATATTTTAGAAGCTGATCTTAATAATGGTTTTAAAGATTCGTTATCATTACAATATGAAAAAGCAATAAAAGATAAGAATTTAATTAAAAAGAAAGCTGTAGAAAAAATAGCAAAAGATTTAAAACTTAACATCGGTAAGGTTAGTGATAATGCAACTAATTTTAAATATGGTGTGAAAGAATTTCAAAAATTAAATATAAGAGATGAAATGAGTAAAGCTATTCGAAATCAAGCTGATTTAAGTTCTAATTTTAAAAATTATGTTAAAAAAAATCCTGAAATTTTTACAAAAGCTGGTGTTAATCCAAACGTTAATATAACAAATATTGGTAAGCGTGAATTAAAAGGTATAGATAAAATATTAAAATCTGCAAAGAAAGTTTTAAAACCAGTGGGTAAAGTTGTAAAACCTATAGGCTATGCTATGGGCCCGTACGCTGTAGCATCTGCTTCTGCAAAAGCAGAAGATATGGGTATAGAATTAAATCTTATAGATAAAATAAAAGCATTTGATTCTGGAGATGCTGACGTAGCAATTGATAGTTGGAAAAGAAGAAATGATCCAGAATATGCTGCAGAACAGAGAGCAAAAGATTTAGCACAAATGTCTGATGACTTTGAAGAGGTAGGATTAGATGAGGTTAAACCTGATGAAACAATACAACAATTTATGGCACATGGTGGTCGTGCAGGATTTAGCAACGGTGGTGCAGCAGGAGCCGATGTGGACTTTGCAACAGAGCTAGAATATTTTTTTATGAATCCAGATACTGAAATTCCAGAAATAACAACATACAAAGAAACAAATAATCCAATAGAGATATTTAATGATATTATAGATCCTAGAAACTATCCATACTACGCAGATATATTAGTTCGATCAGGTCTTCGTATTGGCGAGTTTGGTGCAAGAATTCTTCCTGCAACAGGAAAACTAATAGCTGATGCAATGCAAAAAGGTGTATTTAAAGTTAGAGATAATCCAGACTCAAGATACATACAAGATTATGATGAGATCTTACCATCTAATATTAAAGGCACAGGAATATTTTCTGAGTTTTTACAAAACATAACCCCAACAACATTAGAGAAAAAAGTTGGTCTTGATAAATTAATCAAGGCAGAGGAAAAGAAACAGATAGATCGAGGTTCAACTGCTGGTCCAAAAGTTTTTGCAGACACGATAGGTCTTGGTGCCGAGGTCACTGCTCCGATATTCCCGGGTCTTAAATTATTAAACTCATTTGCAAAAGCTAGAAATCTACCTGTAGATAATGTAACTCAAAAACTTTTAGTAAAAGAGATTGACGAAGTATTAGAAAAACAAGGCATGAACAGGCGAGAGTTTTTACAAGCAACAGGTGCAAGTGCAACTGTAATTTTAGCAAAGATGTTAGGCTTTGGAGATGAGATGGCACAGACTGCAAAGGTTGCAGAGAAAGCAGCAGAGGTATCTTCTGGTGCAGCGCCAACATACTTTTTTGATTTAGTTGAGATAATTAAAAGAAAAGGCCTTGATGTAACAAAAAAAGAGGCCACTCAAAATTTACAAAATGTTTATTCTTACAAAGGATATGATTTGTATGAAGACCTTGCAACAGGAGAAATTAGAATTGAAAAAACTAATACGGGTGCATTTAGAAGTGGGGACGATGTAGAAGAGGGCATTAGATCACAAGATGTTATGGAATATAAACCAGGACGGGGTGATGAAACTACACAAGGCACACCACCTGATGAGTACGAACAAGGATCTATTTTTCCTGATATAGATGGTAAACTAAAAGAAGTTGAAGAACTTGATGTTGAGAAATTATTAAAATTTATAAAAAATGAAAAAATTGACTAGAACAGTACCACCCAAAAGGGGGCCTAATCCACAAGGGTTGAATGTTCCCTTAAAACAGGTTAAGATAATAAACCCGGAGAATATAAATGGCAGATATAGACAAAACGTTACCAAACGTAAAAACATCAATCGAGGTTAATCCTCAGGAAGAGATAGAGATAGAACAGGAGAAAGCCTTAGAGGCTCAAGATCCTGGAGTCGAGGTCACACCAAATGAGGACGGTAGTGTTGAGGTAAATTTTGATCCGAGCAAAGTAAACATCGAGGGTCAGCCGGGGCACTTTGATAATCTAGCAGAACTATTACCAGAGGATTCTTTAAAACCAATCGGTCTAGAATTAGTTGCCGATTACAAGGAGTATAAGACATCAAGAAAAGATTGGGAGCAGGGTTATATCCAAGGTCTAGATCTTTTAGGATTTAAATACGAGAATAGAACAGAACCATTTCAGGGAGCATCTGGTGCAACACACCCTGTTCTTGCTGAGGCGGTGACACAGTTTCAGGCTGGTGCGTACAAAGAATTATTACCAGCAGAGGGACCAGTCAGAACACAGATAGTTGGTAAACCAGACCCGGCTAAAGAAGCACAGTCACAACGTGTAAAAGACTACATGAATTATGAATTGATGGAGAAGATGGAAGAGTATGAACCTGAGTTTGATCAGATGTTGTTTCATCTACCACTCGCTGGTTCTACATTTAAAAAAGTTTATTACGACGATTTGTTGGGAAGAGCGGTAAGTAAATT